CGTCGCGGGCGATGCGCACCGACGTGAGGAGGCGGCCAATCACGTCGCTCAGGAACCGTGCTGCGTCCTCTTCGACGTGGTTGTCACAGGCGAAGTCGGCCAACGCCTGGAATGAGGCGCGCAGGCCGCTGCCCTCGCTGCCGATGGCAGCCAGAACGTTCTGCTCGGCTTCGGTGACCGACTGCTTGAGTGCGACCAGTTGCTCGTCGGGCGTGGCGGCCTTCCAGCGGCGCTGCGCCTTGAGGGTCTTCTCAGATTCCTTGTTCAGATCATCACTCAACTTGTTGATGCGCTGATCTTTTGCGTCGGCATCGGCCCTGGCTTCGCGCAAAGCGGCACGCAGCTGGCTGGCGCTCATGCGCTCCACATCGTCCACGGTGATGCCAGCAACCGACTCGCCGGATTCGAGGGCCTGCAGGTCTTCGTCGTCCAGAACCGCCAGTTCCAGAACCTTGGCTTGGGTACCGGCGGCCTTCAAAAGTGACACCGTGTCACTTTTGGAGAACTTCAGGGCGACGGTCATCAGGCGCGCCGCCGTCCGGTAGTTGAATCCTCGCGTGGCAATCTGTTCCTGGAACTCACCATGCGCGGTCTGCTCTTTGATGAGCAGCAGGCCCCGGCCCATTTCGAGGATGTCCTCGACAGAGCGGCGTTGGCGGTACTCGACCATGCTCCAGAGCGAGTCGGTGTCCAGGGCGCCTGCGTAGCCCAGTGTGGTGGCCAGGCTCTTCACCTGCGCTTCGGCCTGCGCCATCACCTGCAGTTCCTGGCTGCGCTCGACCAGCTTGCCTGCATCCAGCTCCGTGCCTACCGGCTCAGCCTGGGCGAGTGGCTTGGCGCCGCGCTTGTTGGGTTGCTTCTCTGCCATTTCGATCCTCGTCATCAGTTGGGGCTACGGCTGTAGCGGTTCTTGAAGTCGTCCAGTTGCCGCTCTTCACGAGCTACCTCGGCTTGATGGGCCAGGGCGATCTGGACAATTCGGGGGGACAGGCGCCAGTTGTCCTGATCGAAAGGGGAGCGTTCGACCAGGCCGTCTTCGGCCAGGCGCTGCAGGTTGCGCAGCGTGGTGCTGGGGGATTCTCCGATACCGTCGGCGATCGGCTTCAGACGCAGGCCGGTGCGGCTGTGCCCGGCCAGGACAAACAGCAGGCGGGCGAAGATGCTTTGTTCGCTCATGCCGCAGCGTCCTGCTGGCGACGCGCCAGCTCCTTCAGGATCCGGGCGGCGCGGCGGTCAGCTGCGTCGACGGCGCCAGCCAGCGGCAGGGTGTTGGCCAGAGGTTCGTCCGATTCAACAGCACACTGCCAGTTGCTCACAGCCGTGGCGTACTGGTCGCGGGCTGAGGCGAGCAGCAGCTCCAGTTCGCGGGTGGACACCTCATCCAAGGGGCGGCCGGGGGCGTTCATGCGGAAGCACTCAGGCCAGCGGCCTTCAGCAGCCGGCGCCGCAGGGCCTGACCCTTCGGGCCGTTCCAGCGCCCGATGAGGACGTCCCGGGCGTTCTGCGGGGGGACGCCGTTCTCCATGCACCAGCCACGAAGACTGGTTCCCTTGCCAACGAAGGCGGTGCGGACCTTGAGGTGAAGATCCAGGCTGGGGGCGGGTTCGCTCATCGCGTGTATCCTTTGATCCTTGTTCCATTGGTTGGCTGCTGTAGGCGCTGCCAGTGGAAGTAATCATGGTACGGATTTCCGTGCCTGTCAACACATATGGCATGGAATTTCGTATGACGATCGGAACCCGTCTGAAGAGCGAGCGGGAACGCCTGGGCTTCACGCTGCCTGAGTTCGCGGAACTCGCTGGGGCGAAAAAGAACACCGTAATTGACTGGCAAAGAGATGCTTCCAGCCCCCCTGCCGCCAAGCTGGCTGCACTTGCTGAAGCGGGGGTGGATCCGCTTTACGTGCTGACGGGGCAACGAAGCATCGCGCGGCCCGGCATGACGAATGCTGAGATCACGCAGTTCAATGACGTAGTGGATACGTTCTGGATGCTGTCCGACCCCGGTCGCGCAATGGCCTTGAACATGCTGACGGCCCTGCTGGCGAAAGAGACCCAAGAAGGGGCTTCTCGTGGATTGCGTAAGAAGGCCTTACAACCGTAGGTACAGCGCCGTCGAGCTTTAAACCGCGCATCCTTCAATGCGCTGACAATAAATCGGACAAGGAGGCGTCATGAAGAAGTTGATTTTTCCGCTTGTGGTTCTGTTGGTGCTGCTCGGTGCAAAGGCTGTAATTGGCCAGGACTTCAAAGATCAGAACCTCAAGCATCTAGTGGTCGGAAAAACAACGCTCAGCGAGGCAACTGCCCTCCTGGATGCACCACCGCTGCGATCGTCGGTTGGGGCGAGCGGTGCCACTGGCTACACCTGGCAGTACATCCAGTCGAATGCCAGTCTGTGGACTGGCAATGTGCGCAGCTCCAGTAAGCAGGTCATCCTCGTCTTCAATACTGATGGAACATTCCAGAGAATTTTCCAAATGGATGGCATCCAGCTATCGCCTGAAGATCTCGAGAGGCTCTTCAGCCGGCCAGCTGCTGAGCACGCACACAAGCAGCAGAACCAAGGTAATTTGCGAGCTATTGCAGACTGACTCGGGGCGGTCGAGATCTGACAACCCGTTCGTTGTGGCGTTGATCGCCGCGCCTGCCCACACTCTCACGCGCGCGCGTGAGATTCCTCGAAACCAGTTTCAAAGACGACGCTCAGTCAAACACTGAAACTCTGCCCATCGGTTTGGCGCGCATTGGCGCACCTGGCCGACGGGCATCCTCGTCTGCCCGTCGGCCATCTTTCCCTGGAGATGGCGCATGGCAGCAGAGCAACCCGGTAACAAGGCACTGCCCATCGCGGGCGGAATGCTGGCGACCATGCTGGCGTTGCTGCTCGGGTTGGTGCAGCCCTTTGAGGGCTACTCGGCCCAGCCCTATCGTGACGTCGTCGGCAAGCTGACGGTCTGCTACGGCCATACGGCCAAGGTGGAACAGCGCACCTACACCCGCGCCGAATGCGAGCGCCTGCTCCAGTCGGACCTCGGCGTCGCCTGGAACACCGTGCAGAGTTGCATCAAAGTGCCGATGACGGACTACCAGGCGGCCGCCCTGACGTCGTTCGCCTTCAACGTCGGTCCCGGTGGAGCTGGGGTCAAGGACGGTCTGTGCTTCCTGCGCAACGGCCAGCAGCCGCGGATCCGTGTCTATGCCAACCAAGGCCGCTGGGACCTTGCATGTGCCCAGCTGAGTAACTGGGCCAATGCCGGCGGCAAGTCCTATAAGGGATTGGAGCGCCGCCGCACCGCTGAGCGCGCGATGTGCGAGGGCCGGTACTGATGGTCCGCACCCTGACCGCAACGGTCGCCCTGCTGCTGGTGCTCCTGCTGGTCGCCATTGCCGCAGCACTTCTCTATCGCGGCAATGCCCTGGATGCGCAGGCTCGTGACGCCACGGCGCAGCAGCGTGTGACCACGCTTGAATCGCAGCTTGAAGACGAACGCAGGGCTCGTGGCATCGAGCACACCAAGGCCAAGGCGATGGCCCAGATCGGAGACGAACATGAAAATGATCGGGAGGCGTCCGCGTCCGTCCCTGCTGCCGTTGTGGCTGACCTGCGTACTGGCGATCTCAGGCTGCGCAACGACCTCGCCACCTGCCACACCGCTCGCCTGTCCCAAGCCGTCTCTGGCGCCGTCGAACGTGATGCGAGCGCCCAACTACGAGCAGAGGTCGCGGGCGATCTTGTTCGAGTCGGACGCGACGCCGACAACCACGTCCGGGCCTGCCAGCGCGTCATCGGTGTCCTCACCGGACAGCACCCTTCCGTCGAGGCCAACCCATGATCGTTGAAGTGCAGCCGCTCTACCTGGTGTGGTTCGCCGGCATCGGCATCACCCTGCTCGGCGGCCTGATCGCCGGTGGTCGCTGGCTGGTCAACCAGCTGCAGCAACGCACTGATCAGCAGTTGGCCATCCTGATCAACGACAGCAAGCGCTGGCGCGAGGTTGAGAGCCACCTCACCGACTTCCGTCTGGAAGTTGCGAAGGAATACGTCCGCCGCGAGGACTATGCCCGCGGGCAGAGCGTCATCGAGGCAAAGCTCGATGCAGTGGCCTCGAAGATCACGAACATGCAAAGCAAGGGGAACACGCCGTGAGTCACGGAAATCAAGGCCCGGATCTGGGCAAGCTGCGCCGGGAGCAGCTGCGCTGGCTGATGCTGCTGGTGCTGGATCGCTCACGCCCCTATCCGATCGGTGAAGCGGTCCTGGCCGGCGCCGCCCAGGACATGTACCCGGATGCCACTGCGCTGGAAGTTCGTCGTGAGCTGGACTACCTGGACACCCGTCGCCTGATCGACATCACCAAATCCCCCTCCGGGCCGTGGTCTGCGGAGCTGACCCGCCACGGTGTGGACATCGTCGAGTACAGCATCGACTGCGGTCCTGGCATCGCCCGCCCGCCGAAGTACTGGTGATCCCATGCCTCCCGTGAGCAAGATCGACCGATTGCCGGCCGAGGTGCGCGACGAGCTGGATCGGCGCCTGGTCGCCAATGCCTTCGGCGGCAGCATCTCGCTGTCCGAATGGCTCGGCGAGCAGGGCTATGAGATCAGCAAGACCACCGTCAACGAACGCGCCAAGCGGCTCAAGCGCCGCCTGGCCTCGATCAGTGCCAGCACCGAGGCAATGAAGCTGGTGGCCGAGCAGGCGCCGGATAATGCCGCCGAGCGCGGCAGTGCACTGCTGGGCCTGCTGCAGACCGACCTGTTCGAAGCGCTGCTGCAGTTCCAGGAAGCGGCCGATCAGGACGATGAGAGCATTTCCCCCGCCGATCGCATTGCGCTGTACAGCAAGGCGGCCAAGGCCATTGCCGAGCTGACCCGCTCTTCCATCGTGCGCGAGAAATGGGCCCGCGAAATCCGCCAGAAGGCGTTGATCGACGCGGCCAGCCGGGTCGAGGAGGCTGCACGGGCAAAGGGACTGGACGCTGAGGGCGTGGAGTTCTGGCGCAACAGGGTGCTGCATGGAGTCGG